TTGGTTATTCAGAAGAAAAAACTGGAGACATGTACTTTCAAAAGACTTTAGAAGATTGGGCTAGATTTGATATAAACAATAGGACAAAGCATGATGCTTCTATTAGTTCTGGTTTAGCTATAATGGCTTGTAATAAAAATAAATATAGGCCTAATCCTAATATAATTAAAAACAAAATTAATTTAGGTATAAAAAAGTATAATAACGATGATATTATTTCTAAAATTGATAAATAAATGCAAATAAAAACTTATAACGGTAGTTCTTTTCCTGATCAGGTAGTACCTGTAGAAGTTAAAAGCTCCATTGAGTATGGCAGGCAAGTCGGTAGAGCGATTGAAGGTGATTGGTTTTCTGGCACTAGAACTGGTGTGCAAGGTAGATATAATACTAATTATAATAATTTTAGAAACTTAAGATTATATGCTAGAGGTGAGCAAAGTGTTCAAAAATACAAAGATGAATTAGCTATAAATGGTGACTTATCATATTTAAATTTAGACTGGAAGCCTGTGCCAGTTATACCTAAATTTGTAGATATAGTTGTTAATGGTATGGATAGCAAGCTTTATGAAGTCAAAGCATTTGCTCAAGATCCGGGTTCTTTAAAACAAAGAACTAACTATGCTGAAACTATAATGAGAGATATGCAAGCTCAAGATCTTATAGAGCAAATAAAAGGTGTTACAGGAATGGATATGTATTCTACTTCTAACCCTGAAGATCTACCTCAAAACAAAGAAGAGCTTGATGTACACATGCAGTTATCTTATAAGCAGTCTATTGAAATAGCAGAAGAAGAAGCTATAAACAATACTCTTGAATTTAATAAATATGATTTAACAAGAAGACGTATAGCTGAAGACTTAGTTATATTAGGTATAGGCGCCGTAAAAACTAGTTTTAATTTATCTGAAGGAGTTACTATAGAATATGTAGATCCAGCTAATTTAGTTTACTCTTATACTCAAGATCCAAATTTTCAAGATATATGGTATGTTGGAGAAGTTAAATATATAAGTTTAGCAGAAATTAAAAAAGAGTTTCCAGCTTTAACTGAAGAAGAACTTGAAACAATACAAAAATACCCAGGTAGTAAAAGTTATAATTATCAGTTTAACGGTAGAAATGATGGGAATAATATAGCTGTATTATATTTTGAATACAAAACATACCATGATCAAGTATTTAAAATAAAAGAAACAGCTACTGGACTTCAAAAAGCTTTACAAAAAGACGACACTTTTAATCCACCAGAAAATTCTAATTTTGATAGAGTTTCAAGATCTATTGAAGTGTTATATTCAGGCGCTAAAATACTAGGCCATGAGATGATGTTAAAATGGGAGTTGTCTAGGAATATGACTAGACCTGATTCTAATCTTGTTAAGGTTAATATGAGCTATAATATCTGCGCTCCTAAAATGTATAAAGGTCGTATAGAAAGTTTAGTAAGTAGAATGACAGGATTTGCTGATATGATACAGCTTACTCATTTGAAATTGCAACAAGTTTTAGCTAGAACAGTTCCTGATGGTGTATATTTAGATGTTGATGGTTTAGCTGAGGTTGATTTAGGCAATGGCACTAATTACAATCCTGCTGAGGCGTTGAATATGTATTTTCAAACTGGTAGTATATTAGGTAGATCATTAAACCAAGATGGAGGTATGAACTCTGGTAAAGTGCCAATACAAGAACTGCAAACTAGTTCTGGTGGTGCTAAAATGCAAAGCCTTATACAGACTTATCAATATTATTTACAAATGATAAGAGATGTGACCGGCTTAAACGAAGCTAGAGATGGAAGTGTTCCTTCAAAAGATAGTTTAGTAGGATTACAAAAACTAGCTGCAGCTAATTCTAATACAGCTACTAAACACATAGTTCAAGCATCGTTATATTTAAGCGCTAAGACTTGTGAGAATATAGCTCTTAGAATATCTGATGCTTTAGAATATCCATTAACTAGAGAAGCTTTAAGGTCTAGTATAAGTTCTTATAACGTGGGCACTTTAGAAGACATGTATAAGCTTAACTTGTTTGAGTTTGGTATATACTTAGAAATGGTGCCGGATGAAGAAGAAAAGCAAGTGCTAGAGCAAAACATACAAGTGGCTCTTAAAACTCAGTCTATAAATCTTGAAGATGCTATAGAAATAAGGCAAATACACAACTTAAAATTAGCCAATCAAGTTCTTAAAATAAAAAGACGTAAGAAAGCTCAACAAGATCAAGCAGCTGCTCAAGCTAATATACAAGCTCAAGCTCAAGCAAATGCTGAAGCAAGTGAAAGATCTGCTATGGCTGAAATGCAAAAACAACAAGCTTTAGCTGAGACTACATTACAAATAGAAAAAGGTAAATCAGAGTTTGATATAAATAAAGCTAGACAAGAAGGTCAAATAAAAAGAGAATTAATGCAAGCTCAGTTTGAATTTGACAGGCAATTAAAGCAAATGGAAATAGATAGGCTTATGGCTAAAGAAGAGCTTATTGAAGATAGAAAAGATAAAAGAACTAAAATTGAGGGCACTCAACAAAGTGAAATGATAAATCAAAGAAATTTGAATTTACCACCTATAGATTTTTCTACAGGTGACCAAGCAAGTGATTCTATACCAGAAGGTATATTATCATAATTATTAACTATTATATTATATTATGTCAGAAGAAATAAAAGAAGCACCTACGGGTGAATTATCTCAAGGTGACTTTAAAATAAAAAAGAAACCTAAGAAATTAATAAACAAAGAACCTATCGCTAAAGTAGACTTCAATAAAACTGAAGAAAAGATAGAGCCGTCTATAGTAAAAGTAGACTTAAAAGAAGATAAAGTAGAAGAAGATAAAGTAGAAGAAACAACAGAGCAAGCTCCTATAATACAAGAAATAACAGAGCAAGAAGAAAAAATACAAGAGGAAGTAAAAGAAACTGTTGAGGAATATAAAGAAGCAAAGAAAGATGAAGAAGTTTTAGGCAAGCCACTACCAGAAAATATAGAAAAATTAGTTTCTTTTATGGAAGAAACAGGTGGTGACATTAACGATTACGTTAGACTAAACACTGATTACTCAAAAGTAGACGATAATACTTTATTAAGAGAATACTACAAAAATACTAAACCACATCTAGATGATGAAGAAATATCTTTTATAATGGAAGATAGTTTTAAAATTGACGAAGATTTGGACGAAGAGCGAGATATAAAGAAAAAGAAACTCGCTTATAAAGAAGAAATTGCTAAAGCCAAAAACTTTTTAGAAAGCACGAAGAGTAAATATTACGACGAGATCAAGTTGAGACCGGGTGTTACTCAAGAGCAACAAAAAGCTATGGACTTTTTCAATAGATACAACGAGAACAAAAAACTCGCAGCTGACAAGCATAAGCAGTTTGTTGAAACTACTAAAGAGTATTTTACTAAGGATTTCAAAGGTTTTGAGTTTAACTTAGGTGATACGAAGTTCAAGTATAATATAAACAACACTGATGAGGTAATCGATCAACAGTCTGACCTAGAAAAATTTGTTGGGAAGTTCCTAAACAAAGAAGGAAGGATAGAAGATCACGTAGGTTACCACAAGGCTATGTATGCTGCTAGAAACGCCGACACGATAGCTAAACATTTTTATGAGCAAGGCAAAGCCGATGCTGTAAAAGATGTAGTTAATAAATCAAAAAATATAGAAACAGCTTCACGTCCACAAAACAATGAAGATATTTTTATTAATGGATTTAAAGTAAAAGCAGTTTCAGGAGTAGATAGTTCAAAGTTGAAAATTAAAACAAATAAAAAATAAAACTAAAAACTAAAAAATGAGTTTATCTGGAGGGAGTTTCCCTGCGTCAATAGTGCCAGCGCAAAAGAAAATGGCATTAGAAACAAACTTTCTAGAGTTTAATACTGGCTCAGGAAAAGATTTTGCTCAGCAATATCTACCTGAATTGTATGAAGCTGAAGTAGAAAGATACGGAAATAGGACTTTGTCTGGTTTCTTGAGAATGGTAGGAGCTGAAATGCCTATGACTTCTGATCAAGTTATTTGGTCTGAACAAAATAGACTTCACGTTGCTTACAAAGGTTTAGCTGCTAACATTACAGTAGCTGGAGCTCCAAATGTAGGACAATTTACTATAAAACCTTCATTGGTAGGAACAGGTCTTGGCGGTGCAAACCAAACTAAGCATGCTATTAGAGCTAATCAGACAATATTAATTTCTGATCAAGCTACTGGTTTAGTTACAGCTAAATTGTTAGTTACTAGTGTAACTGACACTACTGTTGTTTGTTCTTTATATGGTGGTAATGTATTACCAGCTGGTTTAGTAGGTACACAAAACGTAAACATATTTGTTTATGGTGCTGAATTTAAAAAAGGTACTAATGGAATGGTTGGTTCTATAGAGCCAAATTTTACTCAGTTTTCTAATAGACCTGTAATAATTAAAGACACTTACCAAATCAATGGTTCTGATACTGCTCAAATTGGGTGGGTTGAAGTAGCTACTGAAGATGGAACTTCTGGATATTTATGGTATCTAAAAGCTGAGTCTGAAACTAGATTACGTTTTGAAGATTATCTTGAAATGATGATGGTTGAAGGTGAAGATGCTAAAACAACTGCCGGTGCTGCTACTCACTTGAGTGCTGCTGGTTACGAAGGTTCTGAAGGTATGTTCGCTGCTATTGAAAATAGAGGTAATATATATTCTGGCTTCGCTGGAGCTGCTGCTCCTGGTGCTGGTGCTTTAGGTGATTTTGATGAAATACTTAAAAACCTAGACAAGCAAGGTGCTATTGAAGAAAACATGTTATTCTTATCTAGAGCTACTGCTCTTGATTTTGATGACATGATTGCTGCTATGGCAGGTGGAGGTTATGCTTCTACTGCTTCTGCTTCTTATGGTTTATTCGATAACGAAGCTGAAATGGCACTTAATTTTGGATTTTCAGGATTTAGAAGAGGTTCTTATGACTTCTACAAGACTGACTGGAAATATCTAAATGATGCATCTACAAGAGGATTAGACAAAGAGATTGACGGTGTTTTAGTTCCTGCTGGAACTTCTACAGTGTATGATCAAATGTTAGGTTCTAATATTAGACGTCCTTTCCTACACGTAAGATATAGAGCTTCTGAAACTGAAGATAGAAGATTCAAAAACTGGATTACTGGTTCAGTAGGTGGAGCTTACACTTCTGATTTAGATGCTATGACTGTAAACTTCTTATCTGAAAGATGTTTAGTAACTCAAGCTGCTAATAACTTCGTGTTATTTAAAGGAGCTTAATTAATTATTAACATTTAAAAAATAAGAAAAATGGGATATATATCATTCTTAAAAGCAAGCGGTGAAGTAGATTTACTTCCTGCTGAAAACATAATACACGTAGGAACTGCTAGTGCAACTGAAATCAATATTGATTATGCACCTGCATTTGGTACTGGTATTCATATGAGAGCTGAAGTTACATATGCTTCTACAAGTGGAGTTACTGATCCTGATGTAAGGAAAAAAGTAAACGCTGCTATTGAAAAAGCTAATGGAACTTCTGGTCCTGCTATACCTGTTGGTTTACCAACTTTGGTAACTAGCGTTGATATTGAAAAAGTAACAATATCGTAAACTATATATAAAAGATCCCGCTTCGGCGGGGTCTTTATTAATTATTATATTATATTATATTATGGAAACAAAGAAAAAGAAAGCTCCTGCCCCCAAGCAAGAGGTTAAAAAAGATACTTGGGAATATAAAGATAGAAATTATTATCTTTTAGGAAACAAAAATCCTCTAACTTACACTTTACCTAGTAGACATAACTCTAGGTACCCTTTAGTAACTTTTGACGAAAGAGTAGGTTATGAAAGAGAATTAAGATATGCTACTAATCAAAAAAGCATATTTGTAGATGAACAAGAGGGTTCAGTTACTTTAAAACATATTGTTTTTGAAAATGGCCATTTAATGGTTCCTAAAGAAAAAAGAAACTTACAAGAGTTTTTGCATAGACATCCTCATGCTAATTTAATTTTTGCAGAATATGATAGAGTCGAAGAAGCTAAGGATGATGTACAAGATTTAGAACTAGAATTAATAGCTATGAACGCAGCTATGGACATGGACGTAGATTTTGCCGAAGCAATACTTAGAGTGGAAGTTGGATCAAGTGTTTCTAAATTAAGTTCAAAAGAGCTAAAAAGAGATTTACTATTGTTTGCAAAAAGAAATCCACAATTATTTATTGAATTAGCTAATGACGAAAATGTTCAACTTAGAAATTTTGCTATTGTAGCTACTGAATCTAATATAATTAAACTTTCAAGTGATAATAGAACTTTTACATGGGCTAGTAATGATAGAAAGCTTATGAATGTTCCTTTTGATGAAAACCCATACTCAGCTATGGCCGCATGGTTTAAAACTGATGAAGGTCTTGAAGTTTATAGATCTATTGAGAAAAAACTAAAATAACAAGTGATTATAAATAAGGGTGGTTTACGCCACCCTTTTTTTTAAAATATTTAAAATGGCATTAAAAGTAAATGACGTATATACGACAGTATTAAGTATTCTTAATAAAGAACAACGTGGTTATTTAACTCCTTATGAGTTTAATAAAATAGCTACGCAAGTTCAATT